GGAAGAATGTATGAATTTTATTAGACTTATCATTCTCACCTCGGAGGTTATAAGAATCACGGGCAAAGACTTCCTTGGCAATACAAATGTCACCAGAAAGAATCAACACCTCGGCGTTTTCGGTGTTCTCTAAGGAGATCGTACCGAATTCCAGGTGAACATCAGAACATAGAGCAACTTTCATTTTAATCTTTCTTCGTCTTAATACTTAACATACAACCAAGCGCCAACAAAAACCACCAAGGCGACCAATCATAAAATTGAACCAAACAAGCGGTACCAGAAAGTACAGCCAAATTATAACACAAAACCATTGCAATGTCAAGCGAATTTTTATTCATTATGCTTTGACCTTTTCCAAGGAATCTTTCCGCATATAGTGAATAGTTTGTGTGTTTGATTGTGAGGGTGGTTGTTTTACAACCGGCAAGAATTCAACACCATCTATTTCTTTAGATGGCCAATGAGAATATGTATAATATACTTCTGTTTGAGAAATTCTATTACGCATTTTAATTGGGTTATACATTTTCATAATCTAATCAGCATAATCAAAAAACAAACGGCAAGGATTCCAAAAGTAAATGTCCGACCCAATAGTGCGCCTAGGAATGCACCTAAAACAAAAAGACTATATGAGGATAAGAAGATTTCCATGTTAGAATCCAAGTTACTTACAAGGATTCTAACAAACTCACGTTACTTTGTCAAGACTTCTGTTGTATTTTTGCTACAACCAATCTCAATTTTACGTGGTTTCTTTTCTTCTGGAATGATGTTTACCAGATTGATGACCAATAAACCGTCAACGATATCAGCATCCTTAACAACAACGGTGTCGGATAGTACAAACTTATGGGAAAAATCTCTTGTACCGATACCACGGTGTAGATACTTATCAGAGGTTCTTGTGGTCTTGATTGCTCCATTCACATAAAGTTTTCCACCTTCCGAAGTGATTTCGATTTCATCACGCTTGAAGCCAGAAACGGCAATTTCAATCGTGTAATGCTCATCATCTTCTTTAAGAATGTTGTACGGTGGATAGCTTTGAACCTTAGCACCTTGACCGAGAAGATTGTCGAATTCCTCGAAAGTGCTTAGTAGTCGGTCGAAACCAACGGTAGAAGGAAGCAAAGATTTGCCGTATGGCAATGATAGATGTGTCATAGTTTTCTCCTAAAAGCGAGTTAATTAAAATTACTACCCCGAAGGCATAGTAGTCCTGCTTACTTAATACAGGGTCAACTAACGGGTGACAGTGCAATTGCCCGGACGCCTTTTACCGTAGCATCAAACAGCCCTAAGGTGGGCTCTTTTTATTTATCCAAGGATTGTGGTTTTTTGCTACCAATGTTATACTTTGGTACAAGTTGCCAATCGTTCTTCTCTTTGTGAGACAGAATCTTAATCTGAGATAAAGAGACTGTTGGCTCCACAGTCTGGTCTTTTTTGACAATCTTAATGAGTTCCCAATCTTCTAATAGGTTGGCTACCGTATTTCTCCGAGCAATATCGTTCTCGGTCAAATCCGTTGGTTTACCATCCAAAGAAAAAAGTTCTTTAAAATGCACGATGTAATACTTACCTTGCTTATGTAGAATGTGGCAAGATTGGTAAAGTATTTTTTCTTTTTTGGATGCAACACCAATGCGTGTAAGAGTTTCACGTACTTTTAAAAAGTCGTCTTTTTCACCTAGTGTCACCTCCACCATATCTTCTATTTTAATCATTATTTCTTCACTCCGCCTTTATCTAGTTTTTCTTTTATCAAAGCGATTTGTTCATCCGATAGAATACGTAATGCTTCTTTGGCCTTTTCGTTGGAATAACCAAAGTATTCTTTAACACACTCTAAATCCTTAACCGCTGCCTGTTTTTGCCAGGCGTGAAACTTGCGTTTCATAGGTCTAATTGTATTTAGAAGATATTGGAATTGTAAAGTTTCTGGTAGATGATGATTCATATTCAACTCATTTACATATAAAATGCAATCGAGTTGATATGAGAGTGAACGATTAATAAGAAAGGGTTTATATGATTTGAAATCTAATTCTTCATCAGAAAACTTATTTCTTTTGTTTAGAATTACTTCAACAAAATCAAATGGACTCATATCATTCTCACTTAAAAGAACAATCAGCCATCAATTCTGTTAAGAATGCCATCAGATTAATCTCTTGGTCTGCAACAAATGCAGACTGATACTGATATTTTGCAAGATGTAAAACTGCTTGAGGAATACTATCTGGTGTCATAACATCATAGAGAGACTCATAAATCTTCCTGAAAATGGAAGCAGAATCAGAATCAATGTTATTGATAACCCACTTTCGAGCCAGACCAAAGTCTTTCTCTTTTACAGCTTTAATCAAATCTGAAATTTGTAGGTCGGACACAGACGCAAGAATGCCCTTGTCAATCGTACCTCCAACAGAATAACGCTGTAGTTCATTGAGAACACGGCGGTTATCTGGAAAGTGTTTTGTAATGACTGAGGCAACAACTTGCTTATCATATACAATGTTCTCTTGTTCAAGAATCCATTCCACACGTTTGAAGAACTGTGCGGCCATCTTTGCTTTTTGACCATTCTGAATCTTAAATTCAACCACAGAACAACGAGAGTGCAGTGGATCAATGATACGATTCTTGAAGTTACAAGTAAAGATGAAAGAACAGTTAATTGCGAATTCTTCCATAGCACCACGAAGTGCAGGCTGTGTGGAATTGGGATTTAGGTAATCTGCTTCATCGATAATGATGACCTTGCGGCCACCAGAAAGACTCATTGATGAGGCATAATTTTTGATTTTGTTACGGAATGTGTCAATGCCGCTTTCGTCCGACCCGTTGATGACGATGTAATCACACCCGACTTCTTCACATAGTGCTTTTGCGATTGTAGTTTTGCCAACCCCTGCGGATCCAGCAAGTAACAAATTTGGGATTTCTTTTCTGTTGACATATTCCTGAAACGTAGATTTAATAGAATCCGGAAGAATACAGTCCTCGATTTTATGAGGACGATACTTTTCCACCCATAACATTTGTTCGCTCATTCAAATTCTCCATAATATAATAATTAAAAGGGAGAGCCATCATGCCACTCCCAACCTAAACATAGTTTCATCATTGTTCTATGAAACCAGTTTGGTTTTTTCTCCAAAGAAACACTGAGACCACCGTTTCCGCCGATTCGATAAGAGCCTTCATATTTTGGCACTATGGTGAAACTGTATGGATCATTCACGTGAATGTTTGTGTATGTCCAAGAATTTGCGAATGTCCAAGAATTTTCAAGTGTAGATTCGGATATTTCTATGGTCGAGTTTGCTTCAATCATTTTGTTTCAGTCATTCCAATATAAAGTGCTTCAAACTCATTATCTTCAGTAACTTCTTCTTGGAAAGATTGTTTGTGATGCGTCTTTGCCATACGGCGAAGAACCTTTTTTGGAATTTTAAAGTTATCATAGAGTGCATCGATAACGTCTTTGATAGCTTCTTTGTGTGAATCAATTACCGACATTTCATTTGAAATTTCAGAAAGAGCATCACGAATAGATTTTAGTTGGTTCTCATCAAAAGAACCATAGAGGGTAGTCACCGCAGTCATAATTATTCTCCGTACTTAGAACCAGTTTCAGTAGTCACCCAATATTCAACAGGAACAGTTGTGTTCTTGAAATGACCGATACCTTTAGAAGCAATAGTAACTTCATATGCACCATGAACAAAACGCAGGTTTTCAGTAGCAAAGACCATACGATACTTTGTGCCGTTACCTGCCACATTTAGTGTTGTTGAGTTGACATGTGATGCATCATCTTTTGCATCAAAAGTTTCGATTGTGCAGGTTTCACCATTAGAAACAAAAGCAATGTTAGGAGAACCAAGTGCTGATGCAACTTTAGAAATCCATTCTAGGTCTTGTGCATCAAGTGAGAATTTAATCTCTGCATTTTCCATAGAGATAGTCTTATCAGGCGGAACAAGAATAGTTTCTTTAGCCGCTTTGCGGTACTTGGTGCTAGAACGACCACCAAGGCCTTTGATGACAATGTTCTTTTCTTCAACTTCAATTTCAGGTTGTGCATCACGTGCTAGTGTGAGAGTGCCCAAGAAATTGTTGAGGTCGTGAATGCCAAATTCCGATTCGAACGTGTCGGTCAATTCTGCTCTCGCAAGAATGTTTTTTTGTTTAGAGATGGTTTCAATAACATTACCCGGCTTAACATAGATACCCTCATTAATCGTGGCAAAGTTTTTAAAAATACTCATTGTATTTGTGGAAAGTTTCATAACAATACTCCTTAAGTAGGTTCACGAATTATATCAGTTCCGAAGGAACTAATCAAGCAATTCTTCAATTTTTTCTTTAAGTCTTCCAGACTTCCATCGTTGTCGATGGTGTGGTCAATATCACCACCAACCCATCTCCATTCCGATTCATGTACACCAGATTGGTTAATCATAAATGCTTCAGCTTTGTGGTCATCACGATTTGCTTTTGCCGCAATTTCATA